AGGCGAGCTAGTTCGCTTGATGTCTGCTGAGTCGGCGCTGCCTTGAGGGCGAGCGCGATCGCTGCGTGGAGTTTGTCAACTGTTTGTTGGTCAAGAGTAATCTGGTACATATTCATCCAATTGATAAAAAATTAGATACCACCACCGCCACCCTGATAGTCAGAGGTTATCTGCCCAACGACGTGTAGGGCGCCATTAATCCTTACGTTGCCGTTATCTTGTATCTCCATAAGCACTGTATCTGTTCCGCCTGTTCTCCTGCAAAACTGCAACTTCCAACCGGTTCCGTCTCCAAAATAAATCCTCCCTGATACAGGAGACCCATATCCTCCGGCTGCAATCGCTACATTGCTTGATCCGACTGATGATGGAAGACCTGCCGTGCTGCTAAATAAAATCATTCCTGTGCTAAATAGTCCGCCATTGATATAATGTGTGCCTGATGCTGGCGAGCTAATAGTCACCTGACGGTTGCTGTTAGCTGTTATAACGCTACTTCCGTTTATGTTAAAGTTCCATCCAGTTATTGAGGCTCCGGTACGATGAAATACCATAGCCTCTTGCGCTGATGCAAAGTTATCGCTGTATGCTCTAAAATAGATGCTTGGTCCAATGGTTATCCAGCTCCAATATTTTTGATCTGCTGACTGATCGGGGGTATGAATAAAAATCCCGCTGTAAGTGTCTTTCGACAATATTAAGTAGTCGCCTGAAAGCGTATTTGTCCATGCGCCGTCACCACGAAGAAACGTGCTCGACGAAGGCGACCCGCTCCCAAGCCTCGCAGGCGCAACAGTGCCGCTAGTAATGCTGGAAGCGTTCAGGTTGGTCAGGTTGGCGCCGCTGACTGCCGGCAGTGCCGACGGAAATCGAGCGCCTGGAATAGTGCCGCTCGCGAGATTATCGGCATTCAGGCTGGTGATACCTGATCCGTTTCCAGAGATGGTGCCAGAAAACGAAACGTTTCCGTTGATCGAATGAGAGCCTGATGCAGGAGCGCCAATCGTTACCTGACGGTTGCTATTTGCAGAGATAACATCAGTGTCGTTGACCTTCAAATTAAACCCGGTGACGCTATACCCACTGCGAGTAAACGACATTGCTGATTGACCAGCCACACCAGCGTCGTTATATGCGTGGATAGATAAGGTGCTGCCAAAAGTTACAATGAACCACCTTCTTTGATCTGCTGGTTCATCTGGAGTATTTATTTCAATCCCGCTATTCGTATTTTTATATACAGAGAAATAATTACCGGACAAACCGCTCGACCAAGTTCCGTCTCCACGAAGGAACGTGCTCGACGAAGCAGTCCCGATCCCAAGCCTCGCCGTCGGTACCGTACCGCTCGCGAGATTGGAGGCGTTCAGGTTGGTGACGGCGGAACCGTTGCCTGAGAACGTCCCCGAGAACGTCCCGGACACTGTTCCGGAGAATGAAGCTGAGGTTCCTGACAGCGCTCCAGTTAGAGTACCCCCGGAGAGCTTGAGGTAGCCGAGAGGCATCTCGACCCAGCTCGACCCGTTCCAGCTCTCGAAGAACGTGGTCCCGGCGTTGTACCGCTTCGCCCCGGTAGGAACCGTCCCAGACAGGGTTTCACCTTCCAGCAGCTTCGAGAGGGCGGAAACGTTGTCCCTGACGTACGAGAGGACGGACGAGTATGCGGTGGTGGTTTGCGGTTGGTCGAAGTTGATCGGCATCAGACACCTACAGCTTGCCAGCTAACCGTGCCAGTCGTCTGGGCTCCGTTCTGGTCGAACAGGTAGACCACGAACGACAGAGGGTACGGAGCGTCAACGAAGTCTACTACCGGGATCTTCGGAGTGGTACCGGACGGTTGGACAAGGGGAGGCCCGAACAGGTCCACGAAGTAGGCGAACCCGAACCGGTAGGTTCCACCTGAGGATCCTGCGGTGGTGGCCTGATTCAGCGTCACCTGGTTCGTTCCGATCGAGGTGATGACGGTCCCACCCTGAATCCCTGGCCCCTCGACAGACATCCCGACAGCCAGGTGGGTCGTGGAGATTGAGGTGATCGTGTTCTGGCCTGATGTGTTGTTCCCGGTCTTCACGAACTCGTTCCCGTCTGCCGTCAGGACGAACCTCGTCCCACCAACGCCAACGTTCCCGTAACCGCTCAGTCTCTTTTGCTTGGTGTTCAGCCTGACGTTCAGAGCTGACAGCGTGATGATGTCGCGGTCTGTGGTTGGTGATGCGTTGAACCTCACCCTGACGTACCTGAACCCGGAGGGGACGAAGTACGAGTCACCTGTGAACGGACCCGTGTACGGATCTCCGATGTTGACCTTGTAGCTGATCTCGATGAAGTAAGAGGGGGATCCTGCGACCACAGAGTACGTCGGGGTGACGTTGATGGTGGTCGATGGGACCACAGCACCGTAATCGATCTCGATCTCGTAGTATCCAGAGCTTGGTGTTGGCTGGATGTAGATCGGGTAGTTGGCGTTGATCTGGTCTTGAGGTGACCCCCACGATCTCGACGTGAAGTGTTGTGCCCACGTCTCGCTCGTGTTGACCGGGAGGACGATTTTCTCGATCTCCCTGATCGCACTCGAAAGTGTCCCGACCGTCATCAGGCTGACGTTGAGGTCGCTGTAGAGAACGTAGTCGGGAGGCTGGTTGACGAACGCTGACACGCTTCTTGCCGGCCCAACGTTCCCTGCGGTGTCTCTCGCCCTCACCCAGTAGGTGTAGTTCCCGGCGGCCTGCTCGAAGATGGTGGTGAACAGCCCGCTCTTGTCCCCAATCTGGCTTGCTGTAGGTATGGTGTTGCCCTTCAGGATCTCGTAGGTCTCAACCGGAAGAGACCCGGTCGTTGGAGGCTGCCACCGCAGGAGGACGTTGTTGTCGATCACCTCAGAGGTGAGGCTGGCCACCATCCCTGGGGCCTGAACGGAGACATCGTAGAAAGATGGCGTCCCGAAGTTCCCTGCCACATCGACAGGCGTGACCCAGAACCTCTGATCACCGAGCCAGTCGGCCTTGATCTGGTGGTTTCTGGTGTACTCGTTGCCGATCACGACGGCAGACGAGTACGTGGATCCACGACGGATCTCGTAGCGATCGATGGCAAACGATCCAGAACTCTCGCTCCACGAGAGAATCAGGTTGGATCCAACGAACTGCGCCGAGATCGTGACAGGGATCGGTGCGGAGATGACGACATCGACGGAGGCTGCTGTCCCAGAGTAGAACCCGTAGATGTCTTTCGCTCTGACCCAGAACCGGTATGTCCCGGCAACTTGGACCGGGTAGTTGAAGTAGGTCGTCTTGTGAAGGCCGAGGCTCTGAGCTGTCGCGTAGACGTTCCCGAGCCTGATCTCGTACCCGTCCAGGTCCTCCTCGACGACCGGGTTCCACCTGAGCGTGATGACGAACTTGTCCAGGGAGTACGTCAGGTTCGTCACATCCCCAGGCTGCTTGCTGTCCGAAGTCCCGGAGATCGAGTTGAACGGCCCCTTCAGGTCGCTCTTGTTGATGAACCTGATCCAGTAGTAGACCCCCACCCCGCTGACGAACCCGTCCTCGTAGAACGATACGGTTGGGACGCTCGCGATCGCTGTCGCCAGAGACAGGTTGTCGGAGGTGTGTCTCCAGATCTCGGTGAACTGGTGGCCCTCGTAGGTTGGGGCATTCCACTCCAGACGCATCGCGTACGGCAGCCGCGTCACCGTAAGCCCCGTGGGGGCCGGCGGCGTCTGTAGGGTGGGCTCAGAAGGGGGATCGATCAGGCGGCCGGACACCTTCGGTGCCCTGACCGCGATCTTTGACTCGATGAGATCCCTGAAGGTGACAGCGCTGTCGAGGAGGGAGTCGTTGGTCTTCGCAACGTCTCCGGTCAGGACACCGATAGCCTCCGAGACCTTCTTCGCCCACCTGATGATCGTGCTGCTGTCGGTGGACTTGAGGTCGTCTACGACCGGTCGGATGATCGGCCTGTCTCTCCTGACAACATCATCCGCCACGGAACTCCCTCGTGTCGTTGGCGATCATCACCCGCGTCACCGTCACGTTCCCCTCAAGCTCGATCTCCCACCTCCTGCTTCTGAATCCAGAAGGCATCGAGAACTCAGCGTGATCTGTCACGGTTCTCGTGTGGCGAAGAAGCATCTGCCCGAAGGTTGGCGATGTCTTCACGTCGTCCGACGAGTAGACGCGGATCGTCACAGGGTAGGACTTCGCAGCGATCTTGCCCCACGAGTAGTTGATCCCCGGCTCGATCTCGTACTGCCTGCTCCTCCAGCGGTAGGTGTAGGTGGTGGTCTGGCCCTCGAACTTCACGATCTGCTTGTTCGGGAGGACGAGGAAGAGGGCATCCCGTACGGGATCCGTGTACCCGGCCTCAGCCCACAGAGAGAGGAAGGAAAGAGGCTGAAGCTCAGCCTTCGGGTCGAAGATGAAACCCTGCTTCACACCGTTGTCGAAGAAGCAGACATACCTACCATTCCACGTGTAGGCGTGCATGGAGGCTGGGTTCAGCGATTGCCAGTACGACCTCTCGATCAGAGCCTCCGTGACGAGCCTCGCCCCGGATGCGTCGACGGCGACGAGCCCGTTGTTGGAGGCGTACACCACGCCCCACCCCATCTCAACAATCGACCTCCTTGCGACGCACGCCTCATTGATGTCGAGGTTCTGGACGGTCATGTTATCCGGGGAAGAACCCCAGATGATGGACGGCTTGCCGTTGGTGCAGATGACAGCGGTGTTCCCGAAGACGCCGATGCCCACCACAGGGTAGGGGACCGTCAGCACGTACTTCGACGGCCAAGCGTACGGCTTGAACGGCTCACAGAAGTAGATGTCGTTGCCGACCGCTCCGATGATGATCCCGTTCGGCATGTTCCTGATGAAGCTCAGCCCAGCCGGAGGCATCTCGTAGTCGAGCGTGTTCAGGGTTCTCCCGAGGCTGCTTGAGGAAACGTTGTCGGCGAACGAGTTTGCGGTAGATGTGATCTCTGCGACGAACTGGTAGTCGGTGCCGGAGGAGGCCCCGAGGACCGTTCTGTAGATCCTGCGGCGATTGATGTTGTGGTCTGATGGAGCGCTGTCGAAGAACGACAGGTTCACCGTCTGCCCGGGGATCACGTTGATCTCGAACGGGGGGCTTGGCTGACCCTCCTCCCCATCTTCAGAGACGTACGTGTAGACGTAGGCGCGCGTCTCTATTGATCCCGACCCAGAACCGGACGCAGAACCAGAGCACGCAGTAGTGGGGGCAGGGATGCCGAGCTTCCTGCTCGCAATCGGGTAGTTCGTTCCGCCGCCGGTCAACGCCAGCGTGGAGTTGGTCCACCTCGGGTGGCCGAAGGCTGAGTCGCCGGTGAAGTAGGTCTTCTCTGCGGTGTCCCCGAAGATCTGACCCTTCACCACATCGACGACATCACCCCAGTGAAACCAATACTGAGTCTCGTCTGTGACGTTCTGCCCGAACCTGTAGATCGTCTTCGGGACTGGTGCCTTCGTCGTCGTCCAGACGTAGGAAGGCTGACGGAGGCCGCGAAGCGTTCCGTTGGAGAGAAAGCAGTCGACGGCAACCTGCGCCCCATGTGGGGGAAGGTTGACCGGATCGAGCTTCGGGTAGACGCCCCCGATAACCCTGATGTCGATCATCAGTTGTTAACTGGTTTCGTCTCAAGTTTGCCGGCCCTCTTCATGTCGCCGAGTTGGGCTGCCTCGATGGCACGCTCGAAGAGCGCACTGTAGCCTGTCGCGAGGTTCGGGTCGAACCAGGGCGCGCCCTTCATCGCCATGAGGCGGGCCTTCGCTCCGTGGCTGATTGACTCGCCCCACTTCTCGAAGATGAAGTCATCGAACCCGGGAGCGCTCCTTTTCGGGGCGCGGAGGAACCTGGCCCTCAGCACTCCAGTCTGGTTGGTCGCCGGATTCGGAGCAACCCAGAACTTCCCGTCGTTCTCGACGGTCCAGTATTGAGGGGTACCAACCTGCGTCTTCCAGTCGTTGAACTCCCTCTCGATGAGCCACCCTGCTCTGTAGGTCAGCGGCTTGCCCTGATAGTGGATTGCTTCGATGCGAACAAGACGGTTGTCGGTGCCGATCTCTGATGCGGGAATCAACTGCTCAACACCACCACCGGTGAGATCGAACGGCGCAGAAGTCTTTCGCATCAGCCCGCCGCGTGCGATGAAGTCGATAGCGGCGAGCTTGATGTGGTGCTCGACGAGAGACTGAGGGGGGTTCCCCTTCAACTCGTAGAGGACATCGGGAACGAGATCTGCCCAGACTGCCATCAGGTCGCTCCAGAGAACAGTTGGAAGAACGCGGCAGCGCGCTCCTGCACTGACGCGGAGTCATTTCTCCATTCCGCTCGCGCCGTCACGTAGTCTGCGAGGGGTTGCTCGTACGAATCAGGAAGCGGGATTGGGTCGGTCAGAGAATACTCGTTTGCAGGAAGCGTTATCCCGAAGAAAAGATCCGGGCGCGCCGACCGGAGAAGCTGGACGGCGACGTTGGCGTACTTCAGCAGTTGCGCGTCAGAGAACCTCGTGTTGTCATCGTCGTTCAGAGGAATCCTGGCGAGGTTGACAACATTCTGAAACGTTCTCATGAGTTACCCCTTCTTCGCCCTCTTCAGTTTGGCGACGAGCGCTCCCGTCGGCGTGTCCTCGGAGGCATCCTTCCCGAACAGACGCCTGTGCTCAGCGAGCAGCTCGTCCGCCGTCATCTCGTCGTAGGAAGCTGGTGATTCCTCGAACACAGGTTGATCGTCAGGTGTACGAACTGACAGGAACCAGCGCGCGTGATCTTCGTTGTCGACGTTGCAGTAGCACGCTCCATTACCGGGGACGAACGTGTACTCCACGCCTTCGATGACGTGCGTCACCGGAACCCTATAAGGCTCATTCAGCTTGATTCTCATGTGGAAGAAGAGAGGGGGTTACCCCCCTCTCTCTGTTACGCCGGCCGATACCAGAGCGTCATCCCGAGTTCGCCGTTACCGGTGCCTGCACCGGTGAAGACGACGCCTACAGGACGATCATTCACGTTGTCGACCGCAACACGGTCGACAGCGTTCGTCGTCCGTCGGCTGAACCCTGGGGACTGGACGTTCACGCCGGACATCCATGCGGTGCCGGAGATCGCGGTCAGCGCGCTGTTCAGGATCCCGGCGCTCACGACGGCTGTCGAGCCGGTATCGAGGTCGTCGTAATCCAGAGCGACATCGACCGGAACGCACCCAGCCGGCAGGAAGCCGAGAGCCAGAACATCGTTCGCCGCCATCGCGGGGACGGTGATGTTGAGGCGGATCGCCACAACGCCAGAGTCCGATGGCGTCGGCATCGGCTTGAGCCCTTTGGCGTAATCGTTGAGGTAGGTTGCCATAGCGTTCTCCTGTTCAGATTAGTTCGGGTTCGCGGCAGCCGTATCGAGCGCGATGACACCGAAGTCGGCGTCAACGCCAGCGATCGTGAAGCGGGTCTTGCGGATGCCGAAGATCGAGGAGGTGCTGATGACAGCCATGTTCCCGTTGTCGCGGGACTCCTCGTGCCAGTCGAACCGCAGACCGGTCCCCGGCGACCCGAACGCGATCACGGCAGCCTGACGCCCCATGAAGAGGGCGCGAGCCACGTTGACGGAGCCGGCGCCGCCGTCGGTGCGACGCAACACACCACGGTGCTTGTGCAGGATCACGTCGTTGTACATCCCGAGACCGCCCCGGAAGATCGGGTTGTTCCGCCCTTCAGCACCGGCGGCCGCCTTCTGGATGTCCAGCCATTGGCCGGTCGACGTGTTCGCGCGCAGATCGAACTCCTGCCACGGGTGCATCACGATCACGTAGTGGTCGGCGCCCTCGATCTTGATCGGCTCGATGGCTGGGATACCACTCGAACCTCCGCCCATCGTCGATGCGCGAGCGACCGCGCGATCGATCAGGGCGAGATCGAACTTGTGGTTCGCCGTCAGCGATCCGAACGATGTCGCTGGGACGCCGGACGCGGCACCGAACATCCAGTGATTCGAGTCGGGCGTGAAGAACGGGTTGTTCGCGAACCCGACGTAACCGTTCTGGAAGATGTAGTCGGTGTTGGCGAAGGTCGCCGCGCCCGAGGTGCCCGTGGTGCGGAAGCCGCCCGACAGGTACAGGAAGAACAGCTCGTCGAAGAGGCGAGCCCACCACTCACCCTGGCGAGCGCGAGCGATCCGACGCAGGTCGTGGATCGTCCGCTTGCGCGTCATCCGGCCGCCGGTGTTGACGCCACCGCGAGCCTGATCGATGTACAGGGAGTCGGTGTAGAGCTTCAGATCCTCCTCTTTGCCTTCGAGGATGTTGTCACCCTCTACCGGCTGCATGCGAAGCTGCATGACCAGATCGTACGAGATCTGCTCACCAGCTTCACTTTCGAGGTGCGGAAGCATCTGAATGGGCGTCTGCGCCTCGACGCCAACGCCCATGAAGTTGCGGCTGAAGTAGGAAGTGCGTCCAACGTCGACAGCGAGGAATGCGCTGTAACGCTTGACGGCTTTCGGGTCGTTGAGACCAATGATCGTGCGTGCCATAGCGTTCTCCTAGGAGTTACACACGGCGCGCACTCTTGCGCGTGCCACCAAAGTCAAGACCGGAGCACGCCTTTCGCGGCCTCAGCCGCTCCAGACGGAGGCTTCGGAGGCGGCACCACATTCACCGAAGGTGGTGCCACGATCCTCAACCTTGCCCTTCGTCCAGACTTCTCCTGTAAGGATACAGAAGTCTTGTCGATTTGCAAGGTCTGACCGACATCAAGGTCGACGTGGATGGTTTTCACCCTTCAAGGTACCTCTTCTGCTGCTCCGGCGTCATCCTTGCGATCGCCCGCTCCAACTCCAGCCCGGACAGCCCCTCCAGGGATGCGAACTCCGCGTCCTCCGACTCGGTGTCTGCGGCAGCGGGGGCGCGCGCCAGGTTCTTGACGTTCGCCTTGACCTCGCGGGCGCGGACGGCATTCCTGATCGATTCCGGGTCAGGCTGGGGAGCCTTCTGTTTCCGCTCGATCAGGCCGGCAATCTGCCGCACCTCGTCCATCGCCAGCTTGTGGCTCTCCGAAAGGAACCACTGGTACGACTTGTTGGAGTGCTCCGGCATCGCAGCGAGAGCCTTCATCTTCTGGTCCCAGATCCCCAGAAGGACCGGGTTGCTGTCGTAGTCGATTCCCTCGTTCTCGCGGACGTTGCGCTTGAACTCCTCCAGCATCGCTGCCGCGCTCGCCGCCGCCAGACTGCGGTTGTAGGACTCGGTGAGAATCTGCCTGTCGTAGCGCCGGTCGAGCAGGGAGATCTTCTCGTTGATCTGGTCGAGCTGTTCGTCATACTCGTCAGCCCCAAGCTCACCGTCGCGATATTTCTGCCGGATGCGCTTGCGCTCTTCGAGGAGTGCGGACCGCTCGCTCTCGTAGTCCTCGATGCGGTCTTGATCTGGAGGAGAAAGCTGCGGGATGACAGGCATCTTCGCCTGGATCGCAGGCTCCTCCTCATCCTTTTCTTCGGCCTTCTCTTCCTCTTTCTCTTCGGCCTTCTCTTCAGCCTTCGGCTCCTCCTTCTCCTCCAGCTCCTCATCCGGCTCATCTTCGCCGGCAACCTTCTTGAGAAGATCGACCTCCTCGTCCTCCTCTTTCAGGGACTCGATCTCTTCCTTGCTCAGACCTTCGAGGTCTTTCTCGTTCATGTCACTCATTCAGCCTCCTCTCCGACGACTTTCGCCAGATTCATCAGTTTGGTTTTCGCGTACTCTTGAGCTGCCTTCAGACGCTTCGGATCCTTCTTGATCTGTTCAGCAGTCATCAGGGTGTCGCAGTCCATTGCGGCCTGCCAGTCGTACTTCATTGACTTCTCTGAGTCGTTCCTTGTCAGTCTTGCCATGCTGGTTCCTCCATTGCGAGGGCGACAACTGTCGCGAGATCGTACTCCGAAATCCCGTATTCGGCGAGGAAGCCGTCCACGTATTCGGCCCCTACCTTGTCCCGGATTCCAACAGACTCGGAGATCCGGGCGTGGTAAACGTTCCCGGTAGGTTGTGCCTTGGGTTGGGCGGCAGGCGGAAGCGTGATGACGACGGGCTTCCTCTCAGCCTGTTTCCTCTCAGCCGGCTTCCTCCTCTTCCTGGATTCCAGAAGCTCGTAGAGCTGCCGGACGTACTTCTCTGTGACCTTCCCTCCGTAGTATCTCGACTCGGACGGGTAGGAGGAGAGATCCAAGATCACCGAGGATTCGGCGACCGAGACGTTGGCAATCAGTTGCGCGCCAACGAGGTCGGCGACGGATGCTGTCTCAGCAACGTCCCTGCTGCTGCCAGACACAAACAGGGCATCCTGCGTGTCGGACGCAGATGTCGACTCAAGAACTGAGCCCTGCGCCACGTAGGATGCTGTGGCGCTCTCTGACGCAGAAACCGACTCCTGGGCGGACGCGTTGGCCGCCAGGGAGGATGAGGATCCGTCGGACGCCGACGACGACTCCTGCACGGATGCGGAGGATGCGAATGCCGCATTCTGGGTATCCGAAACGGATGAGGACTCCCCTACAGCATCCTGCTTGACTGCGGAAGCCTGCTGGCTATCTGAAGCTGCAGCGGCCTCCTGGACCGACGCCCCTACTGTTGCTGAGGCTGCCGCCGAATCTTGCGGTGCAGAAGTCTCGGCAACGGAAGCCTGAAATACCGCTGTCGCCGACTGACTGTCAGAGATCGAAGCCTGCTCGGATACTGAGTCCTGTAGCCCACTTGGAGCGTCCGTGCTCTCTGAGATGGATGCGGTCTCGGAGACCGAAGCCCCCGTGACCAAGCTCGAAGACTGCTGATCTGCTGCGGAAACAGATTCCGCAACCGAGGAGAACGCTGTTGCTTGCGCGCTCTGGGCGTCAGCGACCGATGCGGACTCGGATGCGGACGCCTGGAAGAGCGCGACGGATGATGTGGAGTCGGATGCGGCCGCCGACTCGGACACGGAACCGGAGGCCGCCTGAGCGGAATCCTGAGCCTCCGAGACGGAAACCTGCTCCGATACCGACGCCTGAAGGACGGAGGCGGCCGTCTGGCTGTCGGA